AGCACCAGCCGCAAGTAGCTTTGGCGGAGGCGGGTTTGGAAGCGCACCTACAGCACCAAGCACAAGTTTTACACCATCAGCAGGCTGGGGATCAACACCAATAGCAACAACAGCTAGTGGTAAGGCAATTGTTCCGAACGAACCACAACCGGAGTTATAAAATGGCTTGGTTATCTAGTATGCTATCAGATGGAACTAATAACTCCATCTCTAGTAAAAGAGTTATTACCCTGTTAGCGTTTATTCTTTGCGGTGGCGCTTTTATAGCAGATCAATTTACAGGGTACAAAGTTAATGCCCATCTATTCGATTCTATCATGTACATAGTAATTGCAGGATTAGGGTTTACAGCAAGCGAAAAGTTTGCATCAAAATAAGGAAAATAAAATGAAACAACTATTAGCACTATTAGCACTATGCATTGCTAGCACAGCATTTGCAGGCGGTGAAGAAAAGAAAGTTTGCAATACCGATCCAAAAACAAAGAAAGAAGTTTGCAAAACTATCAAAACTCATAAAAAAGTAGAAGGCGATAAAGTTCCGGACGCAACTAAAAAGAAATAACTTTTACCAAACTCTTGACAGGCTCCGCTTAAGATAGTATAATTACTATTATTAATGGAGCCTTTTTTACGACTATGACTGATTATTACCAAACACTAGGTGTTAGCGAAACAGCTAGCCCAGATGAAATTAAAAAAGCATACCGAAGCTTGGCTAATAAACACCATCCAGACAAAGGTGGAGACCAGGCAAAGTTTAAAGATATTAGTGTTGCTTACGAAAATCTAAGTGATCCTCAAAAGAAAGCCGATTATGATAACCAACGTAGATTTGGCGGTGGTCCTGAGATGCGATTCCATACTGGCAACATGAATGATTTTAATGATATCTTTGGACAAGCATTTGGTGGGTTTGACCCATTTGCACATAATTCAAATCCATTCTTTGGTCGCCGTGGAGTGGCCAGAAATCGAGATTTAAACATTACCTGCCAAATTTCATTGTTAGATAGTTTTATTGGTAAACAGCTAGAAGCAAATTATCAATTACCTAGCGGTAGACCACAGACAGTAGTTATTAACATTCCGCCGGGTATACAAAATGGTGAAACTATACGATATCAAGGGCTTGGTGATGATAGCGTACCTCATGCCCAACGTGGTAATTTAAATGTTACTATTATTGTAATGCCCGATCAAGTTTATGATAGGCGTGGGGATGATCTATACACTACGCTTGATATCAACCCAATTGAAGCAATGATTGGATGCCGTAAAAAAGTAAGACTTATCACTGGACAACTTATGGATTTAGATATTCGCCCAGGAGTTGATTCAGGAACTGAATTTGCTAGTGCAGGGCAAGGATTTTCAAACCCACATACTAACAACAAAGGCAGATTTGTAACTGTTATTAATCTTAGAACACCTAGTGTAACTAATCCTAATTTAGTTGCTCGACTACAGCAAATTAACAATGAAATTAATAACCAGCCCTAATATTGTTTTAAAAACACAAGCAGTTGAATGGAATTTTGACACTGACACAGATGCGGCGGCTCTTGAAGTCGACATGGTTAAACTGATGATAGATTCCAACGGTATTGGTCTAGCTGCCAATCAAGTTGGTATTCTTAAAAGAGTATTTGCCATCCGACTAGCGGATCAAGTACCGTTTTGTATGTTTAATCCAAAAGTTCTTTCAGTTAGTAAGGAAGAACAGTCCGATGAGGAGGGATGTTTGAGCTTTCCTGATCTTTGGTTAGATGTTAAACGTCCACAATCCGTTGAAGCCGAATACTTTGACAGACAGGGAAAAGAGTGTAAAATAACATTAACAGGCATTGATGCAAGGTGTTTCTTACATGAGTTAGATCACTTAGACGGTGTATGTTTTACTGATAAAATAAGTCAACTCAAGTTGGCAATGGCAATTAAAAAACAGAGGAAACGTAATGGTAGAACCAAGCGATAATTTACAAGCAGTATTTGAACGAGCAATTGATACTGCTAAAAAACTACACCATGAATATCTTACAATAGAGCATCTATTGTTTGCTATGCTGTTGGAGGAAACCTTTACAAATACAGTACAAGGTTATGGTGCTAACGTTGACGATCTAAAGAAAAACTTAGCAGACTATCTACAAGAAAAATGTGCAGAAATTACTGTACAAGATGTTGTAGTTAAACCTAAGAAGACTCAAGCAGTTGAACGTATTTTAAATCGTGCGTTTACACAAGTGTTGTTTAACGGACGTCAGCGCATCGAACCCACAGATGTATTCCTCGCTATGATGGGTGAGAAGCGTAGCTGGGCAAACTTTTATATTGCCAAGGCTGAAATTGATAAAGACAAATTTGCCGACTACATTAATAACAATGTAGAGGAAGAAGAAGAGGAACAACAAGACGTGCAGAGCCTCAAAGCCTTGCAATCGTTTACTACAAACTTAAACGATGGTGTTAAAAAGAATAAGATTGATCCTGTTATCGGTCGTGTTGATGAGCTTGAAAATATTGCGCTGGCTATGGGCCGTCGTAGTAAGAACAACGTAATTCTTGTAGGTGATCCTGGTGTGGGTAAGACGGCTATAGCCGAAGGTCTTGCCTACAACATAGTAAAGGGCGCAGTTCCAGATTTCCTCAAAGAGTACAAAGTTTATAGTTTAGATATTTCAGCTATGTTAGCTGGATCTAAATATCGTGGAGACTTTGAAGAACGTTTCAAACACGTTATTAAAGCTCTACAAAAGAAAGGTAAGACTGTGCTGTTCATCGATGAGGCACATATGATCTCTGGCGCAGGATCTGCTGGTAACTCAGCTAACGATCTCGCTAACATGATGAAACCTGCTCTAAGCAAAGGCAACATTAAAGTTGTGGCCAGTACTACCTGGGAAGAATATCGTAAGCATTTTGAAAAGGATCGTGCATTGATGCGTCGTTTCCAACGCATTACAGTCGACGAGCCAACTACTGAAGTTACTTTACAGATTCTTAAAGGTATTAAGAAATATTATGAGCAACATCATAATGTTAAAATCAAAGACGATGCACTAAACGCTGCTATCAAGCTGTCAGTTAAGTATCAGGCCGATAAGAAACTTCCAGATAAGGCTATTGACTTAATCGATCTAGCTTGCTCACGTTTTAATTTGAAACTATCGGATGATCGCGTTGTAGGCGAAAACGAAATTCAATTCGAACTTAGTAAGATTGTTAACATTCCAGAAGAACAAGTTGCCGAAACAGAAAGTCAAAATCTTGCAACATTACAAGATAAGCTGTCAGCAGATGTGTTTGGACAGGATCTTGCTGTACAAGAAGTTGTTGACAAGATTATGGTTGCACAGGCTGGATTGAAACCTGAGAACAAGCCAATTGGTTCGTTTGTGTTCATGGGTCCAACTGGTTGTGGTAAGACTGAAACTGCTAAAGCATTGGCTAAGAATTTGGGTGTTAAATTGCTACGTTTTGATATGTCAGAGTATCAAGAGAAACATAGTATTTCTAAGCTAATTGGTAGCCCTCCGGGATACGTTGGCTTTGAAGAGAACGCTGGTTTGTTGATTACACAGGTTCAAGAGAATCCAAATGCTGTTTTGCTGTTTGATGAAGTTGAAAAGTCACATCCGGATGTATCAACTGTATTGTTGCAGATGATGGATAATGGTTTTATTACAGGATCAAATGGTAAACGTGCTGACTGTCGTCAACTTATCTTGATTTTAACTACTAATGCTGGTGCGCAGGCAGCAGAAAAGAATCAAATCGGATTCGGACAACAGGAAAAAGAATATAGCGACAAAGAGCTTAACAAATTCTTTACACCGGAGTTCCGTAATCGCTTAGACGGTATTATTACCTTTAACAAGCTAGGCAAGGAAACAATGACTAAAGTTGTTAATAAATTCCTTGATGAAGTACGTGAGCAAGTTAAAGAGAAAGGTATTAAGATTAAAGCAGATAAAGATGCTATTACATGGCTTATCAATAAAGGCTTTGATCCTAAGATGGGTGCTCGTCCATTACATCGTGTTATCGACAAGGAAATTAAACGTGATCTTGCTAAGATGATGTTGTTCGGTGATTTGAAGAGTGGTGGATGGTTAACTATTACTGTCGATAACGACAAGCTAGTGTTGGTTGCGAAACCTAAAACACCAAAAGTACCATTGTTATCAATCGAAGGGTTAAATGATACTCTACAAGACAACCAATCGATTATTTAAAGGACAGTATCAGTATAAGATAGTTCTAACTGTCCCTGGATCTAGTTTATTTAGATCCGGGGACATGGACGCCACTCTTAGACAATTGCAAAAGATTGACCTAAATAAAACTTCCGATTTATTGTTCTATAGGGCAAACATCAAATCAAAAGATGATTTAGATTATACGTTTAAGCTGCAATCCACTATTAAAAAATTAGAAAGCAAACTGTGGCTTAGAGTTGAGAGTCCGTGGGTTAGTGTGTATACTAACGAAAAATCGGTGGTAAAATCTCTTACTAAACTAGACGAAAGTCGTGTAAAATACGTGTGCGCACCTCCGGAAGGTGGTACGCTAGTTAGTGGTACAGTTATTTTACCAAAGATTAATTTTGAGTATAAAGTAACATTAGGCAAAACTAATCACGAAAATAGTGCATTTATTGAATGGGCTGAACAAAATAGCAAAGTCAAACTGACAAAAAGCTGCATAAATCATCTAACAAAAGACTCGAGTTGGGGTGGTTCTTATTTTTATATCACCGGAGATAAGAATTTACTAGTGGCTAAAATGCATTTAGGCGGGTCTATTGGCAAGATAGAACGAGTAGTTAAAGCGTAGCTGTTTACGATAAATATAAGATAACTCAAAAACGGATTAAACTATGCGAATTAAAGATCTATTAGAAGGAACACAATTTAAACAAGACGACTGGGTCTCTGTTAATGACGATAAGTCACGTGAACCAAACTTTGACATTGCTGAAGATTTAGCGTTCTTCATGAATAATGATGACGATACATATCGCCGCCATACATATCCAGGAATTGTTAAGTGCATTAAACATCAAGAGCTAAAGAAAAAACTTAGCCCTGCAATCTTTGAAAAAGCAGTTAGAGAAAGCTACAAAAATTATATTAAAAAGTTTCCAATTCGTGAATTACCAACTGAAATAGATGATAAAATTTGCAAGGAAACTTGTGATAAACTTCACGAAGAAATTTCTCAACATATCAGCGATGGAAAGTACAAGGACTAATTGTGTTAATAAGGGAACTATTCCTTACTGAGAGCGCAACTAAGCAGCCTGCTAAAAAGCTAGGGCGTACATTCAACCACCTAGAGGATCTTGTATTCTTCCACGGAAGTCAAGGTACACTAGAAGCATTACAACATTTAAAAGAATTTGCTACTCCAGAAGGTTCTACTTCTATTCGCATGAAATGGGATGGCAGTCCTCAAGTATACTGGGGCCGTGAACGTGCTAATGGTCCGTTGATATTCACAAGTCATAACGGTTGGCTGAGAGGAGTGAAAACTTCTAGTGCTAAACAGTTATACGAATTCATTGTTAATCAAAGCGGAAATACTAAGACTGTCGAGGAACTAGAATCACGAAAAGCATTTGCTAAAGAGTTCGCTAGTTTATATCCAGTGTTTGATGCAGCTACGCCTAAAGACTTTGTAGGCTTTGTCTACGGAGACATTCTGTTTGCACAACCACAAAGCATTAACGAATCTGGAAACTATTCGTTTAGTCCTAATCCAAATACACAAACAACTTATCACGTTAAGCCTACAAGCAAGCTAGGACAGCGTATAAGCGCAGCAACGTCTATGGTAGTGGGTCATGCCTACTTTCCGCAGTTTGGCATGTTAGACGAAGCGCAAGAGCCCATTAAAGACTTCAGTAAGTTCAACAGAACAAGTAAACTAATTGTACAAGAACCAATTTACAATCAAGGTAGTATTAAAGTTAGCACACCTGAGTTGTTAGAAACTGAGCAATATGTTAAAACAAGAGCTAACAAGATTGATAAGTTTCTAGAAAGTACTTCTGGGCTGAGCGATCTTAAAGATATTATCTACAAGTTTGTTAATCAAACTGCAAAAGCAAAACAACTAGAATCAATTAGTACTCATAAGTTTTTTAATTGGTTGGCATCTAGTAAAGTTAGCCCAACTAAACAACAAAAAATTCATGCACTAAATGAACAGCATAATGCGTTAGACGATATTTTTACATTAGTCAAACGTATTCAAAATACGAAAGATAATATCATTGAGCAAATTGAAGAGCAACATTCTGCCGATATATGGGACACGCACGGTGAGGGTCGTGTACGCTATGCAGATAGCAATAAACAATTTGGACACATTAAATTAGTACCTAGAAAGCGTTGGACTCCTAAATGAAAATAAGCGATTTACTTAAAGAAACTACTGTAGGTATTTGCTTTGGCAGATTTAATCCTCCACATAGAGGACACGCTGCTGCTTGGAAAAACGCAAGCGAGTGTGATCATTGGGTTGTTGGTACTAACGAAAATACCCGAGATAGAAAAAATCCGTTACCATATGATGTAAAAGTAAAATGCATGGAAACTGTATATCCTAAAATTGAAGGGCACATAGTTCCAGAGCAGAGCGTGTTTACTCTGGCAACTACTGTTTATAAAACATATGGCGAAAATGTAGATTTAAAAGTATACACAGATGAAGATTGGCTTACAGAAAGTTTAATCAAGTATAACGGCAAAGAGTCCAAACACGGATACTATAAATTTAATAGTATTTCACAAGCGCCTACTCCTAGACTAAGCAGTGCTACAAGTTTACGTACAGCAGTATTAGAAGACAATCGACAACAGTTTAGTGTTGCTGCTGGTATCTCCGACGATACCCCTATTAAAATAGAAGGTAAAACCGTCAAATTCTTCGATTTAGTTGCTAATTATTTGAAAGCATATCCCGTTAAGTAAAATAAATACTTAATGAGGCAATATAGAATTACGACTGAGCATTTAAATCAAACATCTGATGATGATTGTTATCTTGCACCCGAAGATCCTATACACGAATTAAAAGCAATTACACAATTAGCAGGGCTTGGCGCTGATGCTAGATTGCACGAATTACGTGCAAATCAGGGCAGCAATATAAGTGTAACTGGAGATAGCAAAGGCGACCTTATGCGTAAGCATAATATTAAATCAGGAACACCAGAATGGTTCCAGTTATGGTTTAGTTTACCTTACATGACTGGAGAACCTCCTGTAGGAAAATAAAATGAAAGTAAGAGATATTATAGCTGAGACAAAAGTTAGTGGACTTAAACAACATCACGAACGTGTCGGAAAAGGCGTAAGTCGTTCTCGTGACGTAGGTGGATACGATCGTGTATACCACTTAAACCGTATTGGAATGGCAATGGCAATGGCGGACGGTACTGATACAAAAGCAGTTGATAGCCCTTCAGAAACTTGGTTTGAAAAATATAACACATATCATCCTATGACTAAAGAGGAAGATAACATGATTAAGGCTGCTCATAAAACAGTACCAACCGACGGTAAGGTTATTAGTTCGTTTGGCAAGAGTATGGAACCAACTGATACCAATATAAAGAGTCCAATTGCAAAGCCTAAAAAGAACAAATACGGTGTTTAATTATGAGAATCAGAGATATCATTGAAAGTGCAACAGGCGGTGCTACAAATACTGCTAGCGTAGGAACTTTAGTAAGCCCACAAGTTGCTCTAGGTAAAAAGAACATTGGTAAAAAGAGTTACACAGGAAGTCCTGGAAAATCAGGGACAAAGGCGCCTAAAGTACCTAAAGTTGTACAGCCTAAAAAATCAGACGGAACCGCAGTAAATGGACTCGATATTAAGGGTGCTAACTTATTCGGCGGCGGTGCTGTAAAACGATAAATACTAACAGAATACGGAGTTATTACTATGCCAAAACAACTTAATGAATTTGCGTCAGAACAACCTGAACTAGGTAATGCTGCTGGCGCTGAACCAGCAAATGCAACACCAGACGGAGGTCATGACCACGAAGGTGCAATGGCAAAGGCTGATTTATACAAACTAGCTAACTATAGCATGAAGCTATTCAAGCAAATTGACGATCAACAGCAATTAGAAGCTTGGGTACAAGCAAAGATTACTAAAGCTGCTGACTATATTGCAAGTGTATATCACTATTTAGAATACGAAATGAAGTTTAGCGAATATGGTTCTAAACTAGAAAACAGTGATGTCTACAATGAAAGCGAAAAGCTAGAACTAAAGAATAAACTACAAGAAGCTCGTGAGATGCTTAAGACTCTTAAACTTCAACAAGCTGATAGACTTGATGAAGGCAAAAAGTCTAAGAAAGCAGATAAAGATTATGACGGCGATGGTAAAGTTGAATCTGGCAAGGATGAGTACTTAGGAAGTAAAATTGCTGCTGCTAAGAAAGCAGGCAAGATGGAAGAAAGCATGGGCGGCGGATACGAAGCATGTGAACACTGCGGTGGCACAGGACATGTAGAAACTCCATCTAAATCATGGAGCCCAGAAGCTAAAGCTAAAGCTGCTGCTTACAATAAAAAGGCAAAAGCATACCACGCTGCTAGCAAACGCATCGATGCAAATAATAACGGCATTCCAGATGCTGAGGAAGGTTTAGATAAAAAAGAACCTGCTTCTAAAAAAAAGCCCGTAGCTAAGAAAGAAGAAGAATCTACAGAAGAAAGTCAAGGTTCTTCTAAGCACAGCTTTGGACAAGGCGTTTACGAAAACGAAGAAGTAAAAGGTGCTAAAAAGCCTAAGCAGCACAATAAAGAAATCAAGAATCGCGATGACGATTTAGACGAAGGCAAGGACGAAGGCAAGCCAGGTAAGAACTTTGCTAAGATTGCAAAGAAGGCTGCTAAAGAATACGGTTCTAAAGAAGCAGGCGAGCGTGTAGCAGGTGCCGTTAAAGCTAAGTTAGCTAAACAAGGTAAACTTGAAGAAGGTGTAATAGGCGACGTTGGACAAGCTGTTAGCAATTTTGCAGGCGATATGTTTAACACAGATGCTAGCTTAGAGCGTCGTAGTCCACAACTTCAAGCATTGATTGCAATGCGTAAAAAGTTTCCAGATGGATCACCAGAAGCAAAACAATTAGATGCACGTATTCAAGCACAAAAAGATCGTGTTGCAACAGACGGCGGTGAAGTTGCAGGTCAAGGCGGAATGCCAAAACCAGTAGTTGATCCAGCAACATTTAAACAACAAAATCCTAACTTCAAATACGAAGAAAGCATTAACGAGTCTGCAGAACTAGCTCGTATGAAAGAATTTTTAACACGTTTGAACGGATAATAATATGGACATGAAGCGCATACTACAGGCGATGGACGGTGTTGCTGCAAAGCCTGTAGAAGGCGGCAACGACATGTCTAAATTTTTATCTATTATAGATAAAAATAATGTTGAAGTATTAAACGAAGGTGCTAACCCACATAAAGTTTCATTGCCAGTTCAAATGGCAATGAATCATTATCAGGAACCAGTAGCTAAAGTTGCACCTACTACAAAGAAACCATCTTTATTAAAACAATACTTTGCAGAAGCAGAAAAACAACAAGAGCAAGAGCTTGCCGTTGAACAAGAGAAACTTAAAATGTATTCTCAAAAAATTGCTAAAAGAGTATTGGAAGCAAGACTTGCACCTGATCAAATTGCAAAACTACAAAAATTCAAACAACAAAATGCAAAACCTTTAGAGCCACAAAAGCCAGAAGGTGAGCCATTAAGCGCAGAAAAACAAGCAGAGATTGAGCAATGGGGTAATGATTTAAAATCATACTTTGATACCAGAACTACTGTTGGCAAAAGAACACACCAAGCTCCGATAAAGCATGTTCAACAATCTGCACCTGCTCCTGAACCAGAAGAACGAAGTGTTGATGTTGACTCGTTATCATTACCAGAACTACAAAATTTATTACAAAAAGTAAATTATTTAATTCGTGTAATGGAAGAAGTTGAAAAGTTATCTGTTCGTGCAGAAAAATTTCCAGGCGGGTTAACTCCTGGTCTTGCAGCAGATCTCGATATTAATGTACCTACTCCGACTAACGCAGAAGAATATGACGCTGCTATTGAAATTTGGAGTAAAAAATTAGAAAAATTAAAACAATTTATTGCTTTGAAAAAAGCTACTTGGGCTAAAAAGAAAACTCCTGTTTATGAAAACCAAGAGCAACAAGCTACTAGAGACCCGCGTGTTATTCAACAAGAAATCAAAGCGGCAGAAAAAGAAGCGGCAAAAATTGATTACACTCTTGCAAAAGTAAGAGAAGTTACTAAAGAAATTAAGTATGATGATACTGCTGGTAGCATTATACTTAGAATTCGCAAATTAGCAGAAACTGTTCCAAATATTGACAGCAGAGATTTAAAGTATGCTGAGGAAGCAGTATTTGAAGCTATTCGAGCATTAGAATCATCAGTTTACGGATTAGAAGAAGCGTTCACAGATGCTGCACGTAACGCTAAGTATAGCGTAGACGAACTCGAAAGCGAACTTAGCGATATGCAATGGAATAAAAAATTTGGAACTCCTGAGGTATAATAAATGGATATAAGATCATTAATTACAAAAATGGATTCTATTGAGCAAGGACTCAATGAAGCATTTAACATTAACACAGTGCAACAACAAGTTGGACAAATTGCCGATGCCGGACAGCGTCATGCACAATTAGCTACAATGGCTCAACAAAATGGACTTCCTGGTTTATATGATCCAGTGGATGGATCTTATGTTGGTTCAAACGGCAGCACTTCAAGCACTGCACCACACGAAGTTGATAATTTATTAGCATCAAAGGGACTAGTTCCAAAGAACGCTCATTCATCAACATTCCTAGGTAAAATGTTTGGTACAAGCGGCGATGCATATGATCAAGGACTACGTAGTCAAAGTGATAAAGTTGTTGCTGATCAAACTTCAGCAGAATTTAAAGCTACTAAGTTTAAAGAATTACAAGACATTATGAAGCAGTTATCTGCTCTTAAGAAAGTTGATTCTACACCAGCAACGACTAAACCTGCAACACCTGCAACACCAGCAACAACTACACCAGCAACACCTGCAGCCGGACAAGCTGCAACTCCTGCTAAAGAAAGTAAAGAGTTTTCTTTTGCAGATGATTTAATTGAAAGTTTTGGTTACACTGCTACTCCACTTAACGAAGAAGCAGCAACATTAGGACAACAAGCGGCAGTAGGTGCAGCAACATATGGCGGTGCCAAAGCAGCAGGTAAGATTTTAGGAAAAGCAATTCCGGGTGTTGGTTTAGCATTTGGTGCAGCAGATGCATATAATCGTGCTAAACAAGGCGACTGGGTAGGCGCTGGACTAGCAGGAGTTAGTGCTGGTTTAAGTTTAATTCCAGGGTTTGGTTGGATTCCAGCCGCTGCTATTGACATGTTTAACTTAGGTCGAGATTTACGTGGTCCGACAGCTAGTGCCCAAGGTGCTATGCAGCATCCAGTTGAAAATGGTGCTATTGCACAATTACAAAAAATTATTGGTACAGAAGCAGACGGTATATTTGGTCCTAAATCACAAGCTGCATTAAAAGTATGGCAGCAAAAGAAAGGACTTGTATCAGACGGCATTCCTGGTCCTAAAACTATGGCAGCAGCCGGTATTAAATTACAAGAAGCCTTCCAACCAAGAATTAAAACAACAGCCGAACTAATTAAAGAAACTGCTGATCGTTTAGAAGAAATTAATAACCCGCAACCGTTATTGTTTTTAGATGACGTAGGTACAATGTTTGCATTAGCTCCAGATAATCAAGTTTACGAACTAGATGAAGGTACACTAAGCAATGTATGGGATGCTATAAAAACTGGCTGGAATGGAAGTAAAGTTGCAACAGGCAAGTTAACCAAAGCTGGTGCTCCACAAATGGTTGGACAAGATAGCAAAGCGTTCCAAAAAGCACTTGCAGCACGTCCAGGATTAGAGCGCGGTGCATATAATACTTCTAAATTTGTTAAAAACAATCCAGTTAAAACCGCAGCAGCGTTAGGTGCTGCTGGGTTAGCAGGTGGATATGCTATGGGTAATAACAGTGGTCAAGGTGCTACACCGACTACTGGAGGCGGTGGTGGCGGTGGTGGCGACAAACCTGTTACCAAACCAGAAGAAAAACAACAAGTTTGCAGTCCAGAACAATTTGCGTTGATTGATAAAGCACGTAAAGTAATGGGCGAACTATCTGATGTTGCTGATAGCGATCCAGCATTAGCACAAGTTCTTCAAACATATCAAGGACAAATTGATGCGTTGAATTGTGGAACTGCTCCAGCAGCAGGACAAGGTGCTACACCAGCAGCAGGCGGTACACCATTAACTAATTTCCAAAGTCAGATTGGCAAACAGTAATACTGTACTAACCCAGAGAATGGCAGATTAATTCTGCCATTTTTCTTTTAAAAGTTGACCTATAAACATAAGTAATATACAATTAAGGCTTATTAAGGAGAAACACATGGGCGGTCGTTCATATGGGCAAGAAGAGAGGGCAAAATTAGAACGTTTGATTAGCGAAGGTTCTACAGTACTACGAGAAATCGAAGACTTGCAAGAAGGCTTAAAAGAAACTGTTAAAGCAGTTGCAGAAGAATTGCAAGTTAAACCAGCAGTTATTAATAAGGCTATTAAGATTGCACACAAAGGCAATTGGTCAGAACATAACGAAGACTGGGAAGAAATCGAAGCTATTTTAGATATTACTAAACGTATCTAATAAGTATTAAATTATAAAAGGTAGGCGAGGCCTTTAAGCCGCACTGTAGGTATTTGTCAGCCTAAAAATGACAAAAGGAGAAAATAATACATGTCTTATGTAGACGCATACTTTGATCGCGACAACGACATCATTAAAGTTGTTGAACGCAGTAAAAAAGGTGAACGAGAATTTAAAGATATTCCCGTTAAACATACCTTTTATTACAAAGACTCAAGAGGAAAACATTTATCAATCTATGGTGATCCCCTTTCACGAGTCATTTGTAAAAATACAAAAGATTTTAGAAAAGAGTTAGCAATTAACTCAGGCAAACAAATCTTTGAGGGAGATATCAACCCAATCTTTGTTTGTTTATCAGAACACTATATTAATATCGATGCTCCAAAACTAAACGTAGCGTTTTTTGATATTGAGGTGGACTTTGATCCAGAACGTGGCTATGCAAGTCCAGATGATGCATTTATGCCTATTACTGCGATCGCTGTTCACCTACAATGGTTAGACACTATGATTTGTTTAGCAATTCCTCCAAAGACATTAACTATGGAAGAAGCTAAGAAGCAAGTCGAAGAATTCCCTAATACATATTTGTTTGATAACGAAGCAGATATGCTAGATATGTTCTTAGATCTAATTCAAGACGCAGATGTGTTAAGTGGATGGAACTCAGAAGGCTTTGATATTCCATATACCGTTAACCGTGTTACTAAAACATTAAGCAAAGAAGATACAAGACGTTTTTGTTTGTTTAATCAGTTTCCACGTAGACGTGAATACGAAAAGTTCGGGCGTGATGCAGTAACATTTGATTTAGTCGGTCGTGTACACTTAGATAGTTTAGAATTATATCGCAAATATACGTATGAAGAACGTCATAGCTATCGACTAGATGCTATTGCAGAGTATGAACTAGGCGAACGTAAAACACAGTACGAAGGTACATTGGATCAACTATACAACAATGACTTTAAAACATTCATTGAATATAACAGACAAGACTGTGCGCTTCTTGATCGTTTAGATAAGAAGCTTAAATTCTTAGACTTAGCTAACACACTAGCACACGAAAACACTGTATTACTACAAACTACAATGGGTGCTGTGGCTGTTACTGAACAAGCTATTATTAACGAAGCACATCGTAGAGGTTTCCAAGTACCTAATCGTCCTAAAATGGACGAACGTGAAAATAACCAAGCTGCCGGTGCGTATGTTGCATATCCTAAAGAGGGTTTGCAAGATTGGGTTGGATCATTGGATATTAACTCACTATATCCTAGTGCAATTAGAGCACTTAATATGGGTCCCGAAACCATTGTTGGACAATTGCGTCAAACTAAAACAGATGCATATATCGAAAACCAAATGGCAAAAGGCAAATCATTTGCTGCTGCATGGGAAGGTAAGTTTGGTACAGATGAGTATGAAGCTGTAATGGCTCAGGAAATTGGTACTGATATTACTATTGACTGGGAAAATGGTGAAAGCGATGTAGTTAGTGCTGCTGAAGTATATAGATTAATCTTCGAAAGTAATCAACCATGGATGATTAGTGCTAACGGTACTATCTTTACATGGGAAAAAGAAGGTATTATCCCAGGTCTACTAAAACGTTGGTATGCAGAACGTAAAGAGATGCAAGCCAAACTAAAGGAGGCTATTAATGCTAGTAACAAAATTGAAGAAGAATATTGGGACAAGAGACAGTTGGTTAAAAAGATTAACCTTAATTCGCTCTATGGTGCCATTCTTAATCCTGGCTGTCGCTTTTTCGATAAACGTATCGGCCAATCTACTACCCTTACTGGACGTCAGATTGCAAAGCACATGGCTGGAAAAGTCAATGAAATCATTGCAGGAGAATATAACCACGTCGGTAAGGCAATTATCTATGGAGACACCGACTCATGTTATTTCTCTGCTTATAAAACGCTAAAGAAAGAAATCGATGCTGGGCATATTCCATGGACTAAAGAAAGTGTAGTGCAGTTATATGATCAAATCGGTGAAGAGGTTAATGCCACATTCCCACAATTCATGCTCGATTATTTCCATTGTCCAAAGCGTATGGGTGAAGTTATTAAAGCAGGGCGAGAAGTTGTTGGATCTAAAGCATTGTTTATTACTAAAAAGCGTTATGCCGTACTTGTTTATGACAAAGAAGGTAAGCGTAAAGATAAAGATGGTAAACCCGGCGACATCAAAGCTATGGGGTTGGACTTAAAACGCTCAGATACTCCTGAATTTATTCAAGACTTCCTAAGCGATGTATTAGAAATGGTACTAACTGGTGCTACTGAAAAAGAAGTATTAGACTTTATTACTGAATTTAGAATTAAATTTAAGGCTCGCCCTGGTTGGGAAAAGGGTTCACCAAAACGTGCCAATAACATTACTATGTATCAAGGTAAAGAAAAAGATAATGGCAAGACTAACATGCCAGGTCATGTACGTGCAAGTATTAATTGGAACACATTAAAGCGCATGTTTGATGACAAATACTCAATGAATATTACCGACGGTGCTAAAGTTATTGTATGTAAACTCAAAGCCAACCCATTAGAGTACGCAAGTGTCGCATATCCAGTCGACGAATTGAGGTTACCCCAGTGGTTTAAAGATTTACCTTTTAATCATGCAGAAATGGAAGCTACTATTATCGATAAGAAGCTAGAAAACCTTATTGGTGTATTGAAGTGGCGTATTGCTGACACTGAAGAAAAGAATACATTTAACAGTTTATTCGAGTTCTAATATGAAAATAATTATAGTAGGGTACGGATTTGTTGGTAAAGCAGTATTCAACGCCCTTAAAACAAAGTACAATGTTGTTATTGTTGATCCGCAGTATACAACAAATGAAATTAAACATCATCCAGATGCTGATGGTATTATCGTCTGTGTCCCTACACCTAGTTTAGACAACGGTGGATGTGATAGTAGTGCTGTTGCAAATGTGTTAGATCAAGTATTGAATGACAATACTCCTATTCTAATTAAAAGCACAGTAACCCCAGTAGTTACTGAAGCGTTAAACGAGATATATTCAAATTTAACCATTACATACAGTCCAGAATTTTTACGTGCTAAGACTGCCAACCAAGACTTCCTTGATCAGACACACGTAGTTTTTGGCGGTGTAGATCCAGATGGCTTTTGGCAAGATGTGTTTACACCAGTATTAACTAACTGCAAACTATACTTTCACTGTAGTCCAACCGAAGCAGCATTGATAAAGTATTCACGAAACGCCTTTTTGGCAACTAAAGTGTCATTCTTTAATCAATTGTTTGACTTATGCAATGCGTCAGGTGCAGACTTTGATGTAGTTAGACAGTTAGTAGCACAAGATACTCGCATTGGTGCTGGACATAGCCTAGTACCAGGGCTAGATGGAGAAAGGGGATTCGGTGGTGCGTGTTTCCCTAAGGATACAGCAGCACTTTTACACTATGCAAATAGCAAAGGCATTAATTTAAGCGTTATAGATTCGGCTGTTAATTACAATAAAACGGTAAGAAATTCTATTGACATTTAACTAAGATCTAAATAAAATCAACTATACGGAGAAAATCATGAAAGACATTTTACAAGACATCGTAACACATACACATTCACTAGGAATTATTCCTTTGGTGAAGATTACAAGCACAACAGAAAACACAGACATTGAAGCAATGGCCGAAGATCGTTCTGTTATTGTTAACGCAACAACTAAAACACCAATTAGTAACTTTGAAGGTGTATTTGGTATGCCTAACTTAAACAAATTAGCTATCCACCTTGCTTGCCCAGAATACAAAGAAAAGGCAAAAATTACTGTGTCAACTGGACAGCGTAACGGAGAAGAAGTTCCAACAGGACTACACTTCGAAAACGAAACAGGCGACTTTCAAAACGACTATCGTTTTATGAATACAGAAGTTGTCAATGAAAAATTAAAGACTGTTAAATTCAAAGGTGCTACATGGAACATTGAATTTGAACCAAGCGCAGCAGCTATTCAACGTTTAAAGTTTCAAGCAAACGCAAATAGTGAAGAAACAGTATTCCAAGTTAGTACAGATAACGATAACTTAATTTTTAACTTTGGTGATGCAAGTACACACGCAGGTAGCTTTATTTTCGAAGCAAATGTTTCAGGTAAATTAAAACAAACTTGGGCATGGCCAGTTACACAAGTTATGAGCATTTTATCATTAACTGGCGATAAGACTGTTCGTATTGCAGATGTAGGCGTAATGCAAATTACAGTTGACAGCGGAATGGCTGAATACAACTACTTTTTACCAGCACAAACAAAGTAATGGAAACTCACAAAAGAACAGTTGTAAGAATGATCACCTATCGCCTAACAGCGTGGGTGTTCACTATCCTATGGACTTATTTGTTTACAGGTGACTTAGGAAGTGCTACTGGATTTGCTACAGTACTACATATTCTTTTGAGTATTGACTACTACATACACGAAAGAATCTGGCTAAAGATTAAATGGGGCAAAATTGAATAAGAATTTAACAGCAACACAAAACGACTACGCAGTATTTTTGCCCGCAACATCTGGATTTTATGCTACCTTTATTGGTAGACAGCACTATGGTAACTATGTAGATCCTGCACGTATACCAGCGCCATGGGCAAGTGGTATGGACGGGCTTAATTATCTAGAACCAGATAAGGGCGAGTTTTACTATAGATGGTGTTTGTATTCAGCAGGACATGCTAATTTAGATCTCACTAAACCGGATCAATGCGAAGATATGTTCCGCAAACGAGACCGTTCAACATCTTGGGTGTTAGGCGACTCGGGCGGATTCCAGATCGGTAAAGGTGTATGGGAAGGTGAATGGAGAGATCCAACTGGTCCAGAAGTACAGGCTAAAATGGCAGAATGTATTGCCAAAGGCATAGAGCTTGTACCCGTTATTGACGCAACCGGTAACCACGCTCTTGATAAGAAAGGCAATCCTAAGTACACTAAAGTCGATCACGTTAAGCAATATCAAGCAAAACTTGATGCGGCACATAAGAAGCGTACACAGGTGTTAACCTGGATGGACACACTTATGGACTATGGTATGGTCCTTGATATTCCAGCGTGGGTTGAACGTAGTCCAGCAGGACGTGCAGCAACTGGCATTACTAGCTATGACGAAGCTGTAGACGCAACTAGATACAATAACTCATACTGGATACAACACCGAACAGGTGCTTGTAAGTTTTTAAACGTTTTACAAGGCGAGAATCACGCACAAGCAGAAGACTGGTATCAAAAGATGAAAGACTTTTGCGATCCTAACATCTATGGAGATAAAGCCTTTAACGGCTGGGCCATGGGTGGACAGAATATGTGCGATGTACACTTAGTACTAAAAAGATTAGTTGCATTACGATTTGACGGACTACTTGAAAAGGGTCAACATGATTGGATGCACTTCTTGGGCACCTCTAAATTAGAGTGGGCTGTTTTATTAACTGATATTCAACGAGCTGTAAGGAAATACCACAATGAAAACTTTACCATATCTTTTGACTGCGCCTCACCGTTTTTGGCAACAGCAAACGGACAAATCTACATCCAAACAGAACTCACCGACAGACAAAAGTGGGTCTACAGAATGGTGCCGTCTGCTGATGACAAAAAGTACGCTCAAGACACAAGACTCTTCAAAGACGCAGTAATTCAAGATAAAATTTTTAGTAACTTTGATCCAAGTCCGTTAATTGATCAAGTTCGGATTAATGAAATTTGTATTTACGGTGCCGGCACACCTAAACCAGGTGTTACAAATCCAGACCCAACAAATTTAAATGATTGGTTAATTCCTCCAGACTTAAACAAGTTAGGTAAAGTTAGCAATCGCACAAGTTGGGATTCATTTAGCTATGCTATACAAATGGGTCATAATGTATGGAGTCATATCAATGCTGTGCAAACAGCTAACCAAGCATACGACAGCAACATTATGCCAGCAATGATGGATACAGTATACGCACATAGAAAGAAAGATTTCTTTTACGACTTGCGTTATTTTAAAGATATGGTTGAAGCTATCTTTGCAGCAACTACTAGAGACGAAGCAAACAGACTAGTCGATCTTTATAAAAATTATTTTGATACTATTATTGGTACTAGAGGCAATACTGGTAACAAAATGACTAATGCAAGTAGTCAGTTTAGTGTATTATTTGACATCGACGAGGACCCTGCTTCAGACGAACATGGTGATGAATTTACTGACGAAGAAATTCATAAACTTGACGACTTAGAGGATAGTGTAAAATGAAAAGACGCATCGGAGTCATCGGTGTAGGCAGTGCAGGTATTGTTACACTATGCAAACTGCTAGCATCATTAAGTAATGAATGGGATGTTGTTTCAATATATAATCCAAATATTCCTATTTTAGGAATAGGTGAAAGTACTAATCCTAGTTTTATTCGACTATTAGAACTAGGAACTAGATTTTCTCTCTTAGCAGATACTGATAAACTTGATAGCACTTTAAAATTTGGTACACAGTTTATTAATTGGAGAGATGAGCCGTGGCTTAATCCGTTATTAAGCGGTGGAGTTGCTGTTCATTTTAATAACTTTAAATTAAAAGAATTTGCTTTTTCCAGATTTCCAACATTGTGGCCAGAAAAATTTAAAGTTATAGAAGGAAATGTTGATAAAGTTACTAACACTAACGATAACGTTACCTTAGAAATCAATGGCAAGGAAGAAGTATTTGATTGGGTTATTGACTGCGGTGGATTTCCTAGCGACGAAGATGAGTACATTAAAAGCACATGTACTATTATGAATCGCTGTTTAGTCTACAGCTTTTTGGAATTTGACCCAATACAATACACTGAGCACATTGCAACACCTAACGGTTGGATGTTTGGCATTCCACTACAATCAAGAAAAACTTACGGATACTTGTTTAACGATGTAATTACGCCTGTTGAAGAAGCTCAGAAAGATATGGCTAGCATATTAAAAATAGGTGTTGATCAATTAACTACCTCTAACGAGTATCGAGAATATGCATTTAACTCATACTATACATCAAAATTTGTTAACAAACGAGTAATGAAGAATGGTAATAGAGCATTGTTTTTTGAACCTATTAGTGCAACATCAATTAATCAATACATTGCCACTTGTGATTTAATAATTCAAGTGCTGCTAAATGGCATGAATGAACCAGAAGCAAATGCGCAGTTTATTCACGAATCACAAATTACTGAAGATATTCTTAATTTTTACTATCACGGTGGTACTACATTTGATACACCATTTTGGCGAGCTGCAAAAGAAAACTCTATCAAACAATTAGACAATAATTTTAGATTTAATTACGTGCTCGATCTTAATCAAAGAGCAATGTCATACGGATTGCCATACAACGGACAGGCACATTTATTTTCAAACTATTCACTAGTTGTTATGGATGAGGCATTTGGATATAATTATTTCAAAGGTGCTCCTCGTCCGTTTAGCCATCCTACTTGATTTTACATTACATTTATCGTATAATACACACATGACAATGCCAGACGAAAGATTCCGAGCAGTTCTGTACGCAGAAGAATTTCTACGTGCAATAGCTGATCCAAACATTACTAAGCGTATTCCAAAAGAAATACGCCAACGTGCTCGCGGAATCCTTCGTCACTATCCTAGTACGTGGGATATGCAACAGGCTGCAGAAGCAAGCCCGCATGTGTTTGCCGAACGGATGGAAGATGTAACTAGACTTTTTAAACAATACGAACAATCAAAGGCAAATAAGAATGAAGCGTGAACACAAAGGTGCATTTGATCCAGAAGGTGTGCGATTCTTTACAGGTAAAGAAGTAGAGCATACTCCTGCATATGGAATGGATACATTATTTGTAATCGGTATCCAACCTACTACAGAAATAACCCCCAGACTACAAAATATAGGCACACATATCTTCTTTGGTGCTGATCATAGCTTTGATCCGAAAACACGAGAAGATTGGAAAGAGTGGGAGGCTATGATCGAACACTATTTAAAAATGGGTATACTGTGTAGCCTTGACATTCCATTAAGTGCTGTTGAAGAATTCAACGAAGGCCCGTTAAATGAATACGATAATTTCATTCCACAAATTAGAGTTCCAATTCCTTATATTAAATTATGGAATTATAATACAATGCTTAAAATAGATGATAAAGATTTTAAAGCAACTAATCCCGGTGTGTGGACACATAGTCTACATGATTTAAAAGATCGTTCTAAGTTTACTCCTTGGGACAAATATAATAGCGACAAAACAGTATGATTATCAAGCAAGACATTCGCCCTTTAAAAATGATCTGGGTTAATTTCCAGAAAGAAGGCATTCACAAATATCCAGCGGCACTTACAGATCCCGCATTAGCTACAGGAGATGAATACGATGTATCGTTTTTGGGTTATCCTCACCGTCATATTTTCCATTTCAGGGTGTGGATCAGTGTGCAGCACAACGACAGGGACATCGAGTTCATCCAATTCAAACGTTGGCTCACTTCGTTGTATCAATCAAGTGCCGACAATAACAGTAGTCAAGATTCCGTTTTAAATCTTGACTATAAGAGTTGTGAAATGATATCAGACGATTTGTATGATGTCATTAGCAAGAAGTATCCAAATCGCGAAGTTTGGATTGAGGTTTCCGAAGATTCGGAAAATGGTTCATTTATCAAATATTAAAATAAGAGGCTACTATGGCTAAAAATTATAACGACATCGTTTATTCTGAAACTAAAAACGGTAAGGATTCCGCTGACATCTTTGATGTACTAGAAGGATATCTAGATTACTGTCGTTTTGAACTCCTTGAGTTCGACCCATCACATTACAGTGTAAGGGGTAATCATCATCCACAATATCGTGGTTACATAAACAGTAAGAGACCACGCAAGCCATATTTAGGAAACAAGCCTAGATATAACAACAATAACAGACGCCATGAGCAGAATTTTTCTAATTGATTTAGAAGCCGTTGAAACAAGGTACACGGGTCAGTGGAAGACCCATGTACCTGAACTCTTACGAAAGGCAGGACACAATGTTCAAATTATCTCTGGGCCTACGGATATTCCTTCAGCCACTACTCCTGGTGCTTTTCTTAATTTTGGTGGCACCAATATATACAAGTCTAGCCAAGTTGAGCAAATGGGCCGTTTATTTTGTAGCGGATCCGTTTATCCCGGCGACCACTTTATTTTTACTGACGCTTGGCATCCGGGCATTATAAACCTAAAGTACATGAGTGAGCTACTAGGTATTCCAGTAGTTACACATGGCTTATGGCATGCTGGTAGTTATGATCCTCAAGACTTCCTTGGACGCTTAGTCGGAGATAAGCCTTGGGTCAGACATGCAGAACAAAGTTTCTATCATGCGTTCGATCATAACTACTTTGCTACACAATTCCACATTGAAATGTTTGGTAAGAATCTGTTAGGCAAAGCAGGATATGTTCCAGAAGCTAATGTAACAGGTAAAGTTGTTCGCACAGGTTGGCCTATGGAATATATGCAAGATACCTTGCTAGAATATAAGGGTATGGAAAAACGTAACCTTATTTTATTCCCACATCGAATTGCTCCAGAAAAACAAGTTGATATTTTTAGAGACTTGAAAGAACGCTTACCACAATACGAGTTTGTAGTATGCCAGGATCAACAGCTAACAAAAAATGAATATCATAATTTGTTAGGCGAATCAAAATTAGTGTTTAGTGCAAACTTACAAGAAACATTAGGTATTAGTTGGTACGAAGGAGCAGTAGTAGATGCTATTCCTATGGTACCGGATCGCCTAAGCTATAGCGAAATGGCAATGGATGAATTCAAGTATCCAAGCAACTGGACCGAAAGCTATAACCATTATGTAGCAAATAGGAACGAAGTCTGCGATCGTATCGTAGAGTACATGGATAATTACACTAAGTATATTCCACTTGTACACAAACAAATGGAGGTGCTACGTGACAACTTCTTCAGCGCAAGAAACATTCTCAATAACATTAACTGACGAACAATTAGCAGAATTATCGAACAGTACTATAACATTAAACGGGTCAAACTGTTATGGTACTCTTACATATCCTTGTTATACATCATCAGTAAGTTCTGTTAGTTATACTACTTCAACAACAGGTTCGACATTTTGTATACCAAACATTAACATCAGCAATGTTGATGTTTGGGGTAGTACTGAATGGGTCAATTCATTTCCTGCTTGGGGAAGGATCGAAGATATGTGTAAAGAGTACCCCGGACTTAAACTTGCCTTTGAAAAATTTAAGAATACTTATAATTTAGTAAAAGACGATTTTGATTTGCCTCCGGAAAAAAGGATCAAACCATAATGGCTGTTATAAACTTGCCCAATAATACTAATAATACCATACCAGCCGGTGCATACTTAACTTCTGGCGGAACAAGCTACTCAACTGCATGGACTCAGCCAAGTCAAAATTTTGTAAGTAACCATGGACAGCCAATTATGACTATTCCTAACGAAGGGCAAAAAGTTGTTTTGGAAGAAAAAGCTACGCTCGAAGTTAAAGGCAATGTTGTAATAAACGGTCAAGATTTAGAAGAACGGTTAAAGACAATCGAGCAAGTATTGCAAATTCCTACAAGAGATGTTATAATGGAAAATAAGCATCCAAAACTTGCAAAATTGTACAAACAATATATGCATGAATTGGAAAAATATCGAACATGGGAACGTATTAAAGGAGAAGATAATGGAACTACATGAATCAGTTAGAGATAGCTACAAAGAAATGGTTATCAAAGAATCCGAAGGCTTTCGCCTAACACTGAAGAAGCACGAAGTATTAAGTCCTAAAGGCTTGTTTAGTATCGATATGCTTCAAGAAAGTTTGAAAGACGGTGAGGTTGTTAGCTCGCAAGAATATAACTTCTTTATGACTAAAGAAGAATGTCAAGCACTAGCATATGGCCTAACTGCATGAAGAAAGTCTATTATTCTTGGCAACAAGTACAAGGTGCCTGTTTAGATATTGCTAGACAATTACGCAAAGATAAATGGGCACCTGACTATATCGTTGGCATTACCAGAGGAGGAGCAGTTCCTGCCATACTGTTAAGTCAATATTTAGATGTACCAATGCGCCCACTACAAGTAAGTTTACGAGATGGTGGAGAATGTGTTAGCGATTGCGGAATGGCTGAAGATGCGTTTGGACATCTCATTTACGATCCAATGTGCTCCGGCGACGGCAAGAAAAAGATCCTAGTCGTCGATGATATTAACGATCAAGGATCAACTATTGCTTGGATTAAACAAGACTGGCAAGCAAGTTGTCATCCAAACGACGAACGTTGGCTTAACGAAATATGGGGACGAAATGTCCGCTTTGCTACACTTACCGACAATATTGCTAGCAAAGAAACTGTTGACTACTCAGTGTGGGAAGTTAACAAGGCAGAAGAAGATTGTTGG